CGCTGACGGACCGCCCCATCTCCAAACGCAGCAGGCGTGACGTTGATCTGTTGCCGGCGAGAATCGAGGAAATTCGCCGTCGCCATTGTGTCCGAGCCATTCGACTCAGCCCCAGTCCTAGGATCGTAGTGTGTGTAACGCCAATCGAGCGGCTGAGCGCCCGGCTCGACGGTGTCGGGACCGTAGCCACCGGTCAGATAAAAATCATCCATCGCGAAGGCGACAATGCGAGCGCTGTCAGTGATGTTCGTGCGGACATAGACGACAAGTCCGGTGACGGTCGACCAATCTCGTCCTGTCGCGGTGCCAATGCGTTGGAAGTCGCCCCGCCGCAGGCTAATCCCAATGGAGCCCAGCTCGAACCACTGTTGCCCCCCTGTGCCGATCTGTGGGGAGATTGAACGATTCGGATCGCGATTGGCGCGCAGATTCGCCCAGCTCGCGCGTTCGTCATCGATCTTCCGATCCTGGAGATCCTGATCACGCAGGGCGAAGATGCGAGCCGTCTCGGCCGCCTCGATACTGGTCTGTGTCGCTTGGATGAATTGAACAAAGTCGTTCTGCCGAAAGCTCTTCACATAGGCGTCGGAGTTAGCATTGGTCCCCGATACGTCTGTTCCAGGCAGGACTGCAGGATTGAAGACGGTCGACACCACAATGTACGCGCGCAGCTCCTGGATTAGCTGCGGGTGCGACGTCTTCATCCAAATATGCACGACGTCGTCATCTGAGGCGGTAATATCTCCCGGAGGACCAGAGACCGGCGATAGGGTGTTCAGGTTACGCGTGAGCGCAATCCCCCACCACGAATCGTAAGCGGAGAGGATCGCACCGTCATCGGTGGTGAAGTAGACCGCATTCCCCGCAACCGGACCCGCGACGTCTGCGGCAATCCCTGGATCCGAAGCATTCCCTTCCGTATCCTTGCCTGCCGTCGCGGTCCAATTAGCAGCCTGTGTCGAGTCCTCGGTACTGAACTCAGCAATCGTCCGACGGTACTCGATCCCTAAGGCGGCGACTGCCGCTGCAGCAGGTTTGGGAAGACCAATCGGGAGATCGAGTCCATCAGCTCTGACCTTCCGCATCCGACTGGAGTCCCCAACGAACATCCAAGGATCACCCGAGAGTGGAGGACGGTGAGGAACAAGGGCGAGAGGATTGCCAGAGTAGCCTGTATCGATCACTCCCAGGGCACCCGATGCGCCAATTCTGAGATCGGTATCCGTACCCCAGACCCTATTAGTCACGCCGGTCTGGGGGTCGCGGAACTTCCGGACGGAATGATGTTTGGTTCCACCCGTTGCGAACGTTGTTTGTCCAAGGCGGGAGGTAATCGCCCCATTCGCATCGTGATCGACGTTCGTCATGCGCGCGAGCTGATCGGGTGGGATGACATCGAGTTCCTGCTTCAGGTTGAGACCACGGATCCCGAGCCTGAAGAGGGCATTCTCCATCGGCCCTGTAAACCGGGAAGCAGTGACAGCATCGCCGCGGCGGGATTGCTGTTCAGGCACGAATCCGCTCCACTACAAGGCGATGCGTGATCCGACGATCTGTCCACCGCGAGGGAAAGTCAGGGTCGTAGACTAATCGACCATTCGTGTACACAACGACGTGTGCGGACGTCTTCCATCGTAGGCTGTCACCACAGACGATGTGCGTTCCTCGGCTTGGTACACGAGAGCAGGAGCGCCACCGTACGCGATAGCCCTGTCTCCTGAAAAAACACTTGAGTCGCTGACACCAACCCTTCCGCGGATAAACAAAGTACGGTACACGCTCAGGGTGGCAGTTCAATAGGTACGCGACACAGTCGGTGAGACAACCTTGCGTATGACGAAGTCGCGTAAAATCGCGTGCCACTAGCTCCAGCCCTCCAAGAGAATCGAGACAATCGCCTCAGTGAGTTCGAATCGCTCTTGGCAGTAGGCCGCGCGAGCGGGATCGGCGCCCCGTCCGACCTTCCCCAACAAATCAGCGAGAGTGCCATAGCGCACCCCATCCAAGAACTCATCAGGGATCGAGAGCGTCACGCCATTCCCATTCGCGGCAGTCGGGAGCGCGATATACAAGAGTTCAAGCGTGCCAGCGGCGGCAGGGATAGGGGCGAGACGAATCGTCAGGGTGCCCTCGTCTCCATCGAGGAATACTATGGGCACGCCAGCAACCGTCTCCCACGTCGGGACGATGAGATCAACCTCGAAGGCATCACAGGGCGTAAGTGGAGACCTCACCCCTCCAGCCGTGCGCCAGTCACAGAAGAGTGTCGCAACCCAGTCTACAGGCAGGGCAGTTGGATTCTCGGCGATCCCGACCGCAATCTCTATTCTCGTGACAATCAGGTGTGTGTCGCGTAGGAGCTGACGCTGTCGCGTGTTGAAGGCATGAATTACCTCATCGCGAGTCCACAGGCCCGAGGGAAAGCTCGCGCCCCCGTCTGGGGACTCGACTAGGGCATATTGGATCATCGTCAGGACCTCCTGATCGGTCATCCCATGCCCCCCACGAGTGGATCGAGCGTCGTCGCTTCACCCCGCGGCTTGAAGAGATCACGACGACGATCGAGCCCGGCCCAACGCCGGAACTTCTGATTGGCCTTCAGGACACCATTCTCCTCGGCTGCCGCACGCAGGAATTGTCGATACAACGGTACCGTCGTCGACCAAGTCGGACCCCCGAGCTTGAAGGGTAACAGGTGAAGGACGAAGTTCAGGAGATGATCGAGCAGCTCCTGCCCGAAGTCGATAAAGTCGGCATTCTCGACCAGCACAGGGGTATTCGAGACCCCGTCAAGGCTGAGACCATTCACCACGACAGAATTCATCGCCGGCCAGATCGCGATCCGCTGCAGAGAAATCGGTGCCCAGATCGTTGGCACGGTTGGGACCGCCCCCCCAGAGGCAACCGTTTCGCTCCGCCATGTCGGGCGAACGAGATCGAGTTCAGGCAGCGAGGCGATCGTCAAGGGGAGCCCACTGACGGTCACGCGCATTCCATAGACAAGGGTTGAAGGAAGGACGTACTCCACTGTGCCAACCCCTGTGTTTTGTGCCACGCGGCGCCGCCAACGTCCAGTCAAGAGATTCCACGTTCTCAAGGCTTCGTTGATCGCAAGCCGCTCCTCTTCAGGCGTCCACTGGAGGATGCCGTCCCGCTTGGCGCGTAGGCGCACGCGGAGATCTTCAAGGGTAAGGACGGTGTAGGCCATGACTACCCTTGATCATTGAAGGTCTCGGCCGGGCACGCGACGTCAGCCGGCGCGGTGTCGATCGTAAAAGCGACCGGACATCCGCCTGGAGGCGGAGGCTGGAAGATGAAGCATCCGAAGGGATAGAGGATCTCAACCGAAATCTGAGAGGCACGGACGACCCGGTTCGCGAGCGCGTACTGCCAGAGCGCTTCAACCGGGATCTGCGAGGCACGAACAGGGACGGCTCCATACTGAAAGAGGACCTCGACAGGTTCTTGACTCTCGCGAACAGGTGCGAACCCGATTCCAGCGGCCATGAACCCGATCGCCCACGGGTGAACGACTCGGCCTGGGGGGACACGATGAGGGAAGGTCGGAAGCCAGACGGGGACTTCGGCAGGATTGACCACAGGAACGAGTGCGACGTTGAACGGCTCGACACCCCCAGAGACCAACGAGACACGAGGTCGCAGGACGCGATCGGGATAGATCGGTCGCCACTGGACCAGATCTGGGGCAACCGTGACCGCGACCGGTTCGGCCTTCTGCTGATAGAGGAACAGATCGCCTGGAACAATAGCCACACTAGGTTGTCACCTTAATCCCAAATTCCGCGTCATTCACCCCCGCGATCGTCCACGCAGCCCCCGTACCCGGATTGGTCTCGTAGAGCTGCAAGAGATAGACATAGCTCCCGAAGCTCGGGTTCTGTGGAGTTCCTACCTGATCGACGCCAGCATGGCGTACGATCGGAGCGACCGCACGCAGTCCGCTGTCAGTTTTGCGTGTATAGAGTCCCACCTGAACACCAAAAATCGTACCGCCGGCTGGGAGTCCTGTGTTCGCGTAGACCTCCGTGTCGGATTGGTTCGCCGTCGAGGACTGAATGTAGGTCGTGTCATCGTCAGGGGAACTTCCGTCGTTCACGGCTTGCCAGTGCGTCCCAACACCCACTACGGACCAGTCCTGATCAGCCCCTGGGGCAGTTGGCGACAGATACTCCGCGTGCACGTCCCCAAGGAAGGTGTTCTGGGGTGCCCCACCTGTCGTGTCGAGAATGTAGAAGTCGTCAACGTAGTAACTGGTTCCGCCTCCCGCGCTCGTCAAGAAGGTCCACTTGGTAATCTCGGCCGTGACCCCTCCATCGGAGACGGTATCGATGCCCGCGACATTGATCACCTGAACTCCGTTGACGTGAACCTCAACCTGCCCAGCGGACGCGTGGATGAGCGCGCGAAACTCCACATAGAACCACTCATTCATCTTCACCGTATCTGCTACCGACGACCCTAGGAGCACAGGGAAGATCTCATCACGATAGACATGTAGCTTCCCATCCTTCGACCACTGAAGGATCACGTTGTCCCCAGAGCTAGTTCCGAAGCCTCCAATCGTGAAACGGCCGCCTTGCGCGACCGATGTCGTGAGCGCGGTGATCCGGATCGCGAACCCCACGATCCCCTCCGCATTCCCAAACGTCACGCCCTTAGCAAGGAAGGAATTGGTCTGCACACGCAGGGCGTTACTCCCACAGCGCCCTTCGCCTGCGGCGATCACGTTCTGAGACAACTCCTCGTCACTCGTCCACTTCGCGGTCCGTTGGGCGGTTTGGTAGTGATCGAAGCTGTCAAAAAACTCCAAGGCCATCAGGGCACCTCCGCCAGGGCTTTGACGACGAGGACCATTTCATGCTTCCCGGAGCCTGCCGGCCATGTCCACTCGAAGAGGGCAATATGGCGCTCGAAGGGAAGGGCTTCGATGAGGGTGGTATCCCCTGTCTGGATTGTCCAGGTCAAGAGCCCGGCTGCGGAGATCGTCACATTGTTCGCGTTCAGGATGTTCTGAGCGTTCCGAGAGTTCACGTAGCCGATCGATCCGTCGGTCTTGATCACATAAAGAGTCAGGGCAGCGGTCGCCAGCGTAGCCCCAGGCAGGGCGGTGACCCCATCATTCCCGACCACCGTAGCCGTATATTGGCCGGTCGACTGCTCCAAGATATCGAAGGTCTTCGGTTCAATCATGACTAGTACGAGACCACACGTGGGGTGTGGAGAATAATCGGTTGCGTGGTCGCGATTTGGATCGTCGAGGCTGCCGCTGCCCCATCGTCGATCTGACTGAGATGGAGCCCGATAAAGGGACGGGATGTATCTGTGTCCGTCCACGCTCCGGCATCGGTACGAGTACTCTGGTACCACGTAGTACCGCCCGGAGCAGCCAACATACGGGCATTGTTCTCGACAGTGAAGCCAAACAGATTGAGACTTGTCACCGTTGAGGGACGGACTGAGACTCGATAAGTCGTGTTGGCCGTCAGCGCGACACCCGCCCACCGAACCACGGCAGTAGCTCCGGTTGTGAACCCCCGAGCACTCGAATCAACCGTCGTAGTCGCGAGCACAGTTGTGCCATCGCTATCGATCAGAAGTATGTCACAATCCCCGTCGAAGTCTGCACGAATCCACGCCCCGTCACAGACACAGGCCATCGGGACTTGGAAACGGAGGGCTCGCTCATCAGGTGTACTGCCCGTGTTGTACGTCGCGTTTGCGAATGCCAAGATCGGATAGCAGTTTTCGAGAATGTTCACGTACCCATCCGTGACGTACTCTAAAGCAAGTGGAATCATGCCCGGAGTAGAAGTAGGGCGCACCCACGCCCCAGTAATGAATTCATCTGAGTAGTACTCCATTTCTCCTGTGCCATCCGCCCCGAGTAAGGGGTACCTGCGAATATCAATGCTGTCAGAGGCGACGAAGCTCTCGAATTCCACCACAAGAGCGATCCGATCACCAGCGACGACGGTACGCTTGATCCCTGTATCTGTCCCATCTGATGTCATCAGGCCAGGTGTCTGCCAGGTGTTCCCGACGAAGGGACCAGCCATCGTCCGAAATTGATCTTGTGTCCCATCGGGATGTCCAGACGCATCGAGATCTTGAAAAGACACACGCAAACCATTATCAGGGTTATTCCCGACTGTACCGACCACGAACTCACAACGGTTCAAGACCCCACTCTTCGGGACACGAAAGCAGGCTGCGACTTTCTCACCCGCCGCGTTGATCGTCGTTCCAACAAACGATGAGGCCGTGCCCGCCGTGAGCGGCGGCACGTACCAGAGTCCCCCTGGGGGAACGATCATCGCCATCAGCAGAGACCTTCAGAGATGAGGGCGGGGACACTGAGCGCTTCGGAGAGGAGCACAGGCACCGTGACGGTCTCGCTAATCAATGCGGAGACCGCGAAAGAGGTATCGACCAGCTCCACACAGAGTTCCCCGGCTGCTACGATCGCGGGGAGCGTCACGTAGCTCAAACCCCCGAGGACCTTCAGCGGGAATGGCACGCGAAAGACCCGATCGGGATATCTCGGGGACCAGCTCATCCGCGCACCAATGTTGATCAATTCCCCAAGAGGCGGAAGGAAGTAACTCGGGCGCATGTGGGGCGGCTGCACCTGTCGCAGGATCCGATCGGGAAACGTCGGTGCCCACTTCGTTGGAGCTGGAGCCTGTTCAATCGCGGCAGCGAAATCCTGCCCCTGCCGAATCCCAAGGGGCGGAGGAATCGGGCGCGTACGGACGGTACTCGGATAGGAGGGTTGCCAGCCCATGAAAATCGACTCGGCAGGAAGACTCAACGTTCGTGTGATGAATTGAGCGGCCGTGTGGATCAGAGGGCGAGGCGGGAGAGCGTCAGGAAAGCCGACCCCGACTCCGATGCCGGCTGAAACGAGGAAGAAGGTATACATCAGACACCGACCGATCGCCGGAGTCGATCCCGCGCCTCCATCCGGTCGAGCTGCTGCTCCCATGGTGTGCAGGTACCAAGGACATGACAAGAGAGACACACAGGTTCCATGCACTGTCGACAAAAGGACCCTGCGTCCTCTCGCCACATGTGTGTCCGTCGGTTGTAGCGCAAGTAGACCGTGGCCCCCGTTCTCGGCTTCACAAAAATTTGCCGCTGACAGTGATGACAGGTCAACACGTCGAATTCGACAATTCTCTTTTCGGGCTCGACGATCGTCGCGTAGCCGTGGACCTTCATCGGAGATCGCCCAGCTCCTGTCCCTCGATGGCATTCAGAATGATCAGAGGCGGATCGTTCGGAGCCTCAAGAACCGGCGGCGGTCCTAGGAACTTCTCGACTTGAGCGATCTGCACGACCTCGCCCGGTCCAGACGTCACACGGAGGGCGTGCGCGAGCGCCTGAACAGGAGTCGTCGCTCCCGCAACCGGAACGTCGGTGACAAGTCGCTCGTTGAAATGATCAGGCAGATACCGTACTGGCCGATCAAAGGTCACCAGGAAGTAGCCCACCCCTATTGCTCCTCAAACCACACGGTCGCTGTGATGGCGACAGCCGATGAAGTCGGGGTGTAGACGGCGAACCCATTCGCGGCAGTCGCGGGGTACGTCAGGGGGCGATCGGTCACCCACCGGAAGGTCGCACGTTGATTCAGAGGGAGCGCGAGCAGAATCGCGTTGGCCGTCGCGGTCGCATCGACGGTATGATTTTCCCCTGCATCCGCTTCGGTTGCGGCGTCAGCGGGATCGAGCTGCTGTGGGGTCACGGCCGTCGAAGTCCCCAATGCCGTCACCCGTTGGACGGTGTACAGAAACGCATTGTCTGCGGGAGATGCTTCAGACCCGAAGAGTGCGTCATAGACCTTCCCCCGACGTGGGCGGGTTGCGTCAGCCCCAATCGACCCCAAGGGAAGGGTCGCCGAAGCCGTACGGTTCATCTGCATAGCGAATGCTGCCACAGGAACCTCCTTAGAACGGAATCGCGAGTATGTGTAACGTCGAACCCGCTCCCGCAGCCCAGAGATGCGACAGCTTGATCGGTCCAGTCTCGAAGGGACCAATCGAGGGAGCTGCGGAGACGTTTGTCGAGTCGACCTGCACACCAAAATCCGTCGAGGTGACTTGGGCGTCGTCACCGATGAACGCATCAGCGCCCGTCGCCGTGAAGAGAAGCTGGCGATACGGAATATCGAGCGCGGCATCCGGGTTCGCCCCAGCAGGCCCCCCGTAGGCGTCGGAGAGTCGTACCGCCGCAGCGGCAAGCGTGACATTGAAGTGTCGAGCAGCCATCAGGTCAACTCCAGATCAGACTCGCCTGAACTTTCCCGTTGAAGTTCGCTTCCCCCATCACCACTCGGAATCGCTCATTCTTCTCAACACGAACCTGGACAGAGGTGATCGACTTGGTCGAGATCGCGTCCGCCCCGATCTGCAATTGCTGTGTCCCGAGATCCACTGTGTTCGCGCCGTCTCGATAGCTCACGGTCAGGACACAGTCCTTATTCGACCAGAGGAGCACCGTCAGCAGCACGACTCCCGGCCCCACAGGCCCCGTATCTGCGAGGACCGCCCCCAATGAGGGATTCGTCACGATCCCGGCTGTCGACCAGCCCATCCGTCTACCTCTTATCGATCGTCCCAGGACTCCGCTTTTCGAGCGAGGGCGGCTCGGGCGGGGTCTCGCTCGGTTCGAAGCGATTCGGCAGCGACGGGAGACCGGAGACCGAATTCGCCGACTCTTCAGGCCCCGTGTTGGCGTAGATCGGTTTGTCGAACGGGGTTTGGAGGGCCGATGATCCCGAAGCGTTCACGTTCGGATCAGATCCACGCGAAGTCACACCCTGTCCGCCGAGATCTGGAACAGGGACGGCAGCTTTCTCGAACGGGGTTTTCAGGTCGCCCATGATGAATGACTCCTTCGATGTATGTACTACTAGTACCGACTAGTAGTACCTAATAGAGATCAGCGATCGTCGCGTCGGTCGAACGGAGCGATTGGTCATTGTACGCGAGATCCGCCAAGGGCCAGTGCTCCCAATGGACACGGGCGAGGTCAGATCCTTGCTGGTCATCGTCGCGAAGGGAGAGACGCTGGACGCCAGCCAGAAACTCCTTCTCCAACCGATCGGCCAGGGTCAGGTTGAAGTAGGGATTCGGTTTGTCGGTCGTGCCGGGCCAGCGGGCGCACTGATGAAGCGCACCCTTTTGCAAGACGTCGCCCGCGTCCGCCATGACCCCGGTAAACACGAAGCTGTCAGCAAGGTTCGCCGCCTGCTTGAAGTAGTAGTAGGGATAGCTCCGAGCGGCGGTCGGACGAGGCCACAGCTCGAATTGGATGCGACCAAGGGTGAGAGGATGCGTAGACGGTATGGCCGTAGCCAGAAGTCTGGGACCCGAATCCCCAGCTTGGCGTGTGGGATCGAGCAGGTTCATCTGATCCGCGGTGATCCAGAAGGCGAGGCGGCGTTGATTGTAGGGGTCGGCGATCAAATCAAAGCTGCCGAAGTCAGCCGGGGTCACATAGTAGCCATCGAAAATCAAGGCGGACGCGGAGGCATTCTCCTCCCCGTAGATCCGATCCAAGGTGATCGTGTTGACATCCGGGACCGCAATGATCGTATAGAGCATGGCCGGGGCGATGCGAAACTGCCGGCCATCATCAGAGGCGACGAAGGCTCCCGCCGAGGTCACCGTGGCTGATCCTTTGGTCACCGTCACAGAGACCGCTCGGGACGCAGACAATTGGATCACACCCAAGGCACGGAGGAAGACCCAGGGACGCATCCTGGATAATGTTTTCCAAGCATCGTTAACCCACTCTCTAACAAGGAACGTGGGCGCAGCAGAAGCATGGAGCTTGACGATGCGCCACACTTCTGCATACGTGGCCGCCATCCTTAGACTCCGATGGCTTCGAAGCGCGCGGAATAGGTGGAGAGATTCGTCGTGTTGGCGATCTCGGCACCCGCCAGATCAAACCACTTGATCTGATTGTTCGCGTAGTTGTAGAGGACGAGGCGCAGGTCAGTGCCATTCGTCGCGCACTCGACCAGAAACACGTCGACACGAGACATCCCCAAGGCGGCGAGAATCCCGGTCTCCCCCCCTGTGGGATAGCTGGCCGGGCCAGTCACCCGGCCCAGCTTCCGTATTTTGGCTCCACTGTGGTCGTGGTAGCCAACGACCGTCGACCGATCGATCGGCATGGGCTACCTCCTATGGCGTGTTGACGAGATCGATATCGACGACCGCGAGAGACCCCGCCCCGAGTGTGCCCGCGGTGATGCCGATCGGCGGATACGACGCCGCCGTGCCCGCCGCGAGGACATCAGCCTTGCCGTTGGTCGCCGAGGGGATGACGAAGTTCCCATCGTCGTTGACGTTCGCCACGATGACCGCGTCGATGAACTTGACGATCCCTGGTCCGCCGATTTGGATACACGCGTATTGCCCGACCGCGATCGGTGCGATGGTCTCGTCATTCTGGAACACGCCCGCGACTCGACCTCGCCCGAGGGTGGTCACCGTAGTCGTCACCAGATACCTCGTCTTGTCCGCCCACCACGCGACCGCGCCCTTGTAGGGAGCGACGGCCATGGAGGAATCGGTCTGGACGAGCTGATACGTTTTGAACCGGCCATCCTCGGGACCCGGCGGGCTCCCGATCGGCTGCTTGACCGTGAATCGCGCGCCCAGAAGCCCAGGGGCGTGCAGGGTCGTCGTCGCTTCGCGCTCCGGGTCTCCAGATTGGAGGTAGGCCGGAGGCATCTCCCAACGGTTTGGCATAGCCTTCTCCTTACTGGACGAAGCCGAACATCGCGCGTGACAGACGGAGTGCCCGCCACGCCAGATTCCCGCCGAACAGGATCTGACCCGAGACTTGATTATCCTCACGGGCTCCCTTGAAGCCGGTGAACCCAAAGGCAAATTTCGACGATTGCGCGATATAGAGACGGATGTAGGCGTCGTCGCCTTGAGGACCGAAGTTGAGCCAATAGAACGATTCGGTCGACGCGTTGTAGTTCCCGATGTCCGGATCGTTCGTGCCATCTTGGCCGGGAGCATACTGGGACATGACGATCGTGGCTTGGTCGAACTTCATCCCCGGCCAGTTGATCTCGGGTTGTGTGGTGTCCACAACCTGATGAGGGAGGAAGTTCTCGGAGATGAAGCCCATGTTGCGGTTGGTGGTGATCCCCACGGTCGGACGTTCGTTCCCGATAATCGACGAGAAGTAGGAGTGACGAAGGGCGCGATAGGACATGGGGCCGGCGACGTTGGCGGCAACCAATCCGGTCGGAGGGGTCAGGGCCGGCGCCACATCGACGCGTGTCTGCCCGCCATAGCTCGGAAAGGCGTTGCCGAAGATCGAGACGTTGGTCCCGTCGTTCAGCGCTTCCTCGATGCCATTGAGTTCGGCCGAACGATCGTCGCCTGGAAGGGCTTGGCCGTGATGGAAGGCCGCGATTTCCAGAATGGCCGACATGGTCAGAGCCGCCTGTTGCATATCCGTCCGAATGACGGAGAAGGCCGCTCGCGGTCCCGCCATCTCGACTTCGATGTCCTCGAGGAACTCGGTGACGTTGACTTGATAGTACCTGGGATTGAAGAGTAGTCCCGTACGGGTCTGCCGCCGTGTCACGTCGAAGCTCGCCCCTTTCTTGTACGCGCCCCCCTTCATCGGCTTGTACATGAAATTTTCTTGAATCTGGGGGCCAATCCACTTTCTCGTGAAGCGGGCCTTGGCCATCGCGATGAACGGCCCGGCCTTGAAATAGCCGTCAACGACACCGGGCGAGATCTCCTTGGCGACCGTCGTGTTGACATCATCCAACTGAATAGCCAGGATCATGGGCGCGAGAAGAAGACTCTCAGGACGGATCCAGGCCATGAGCGCCCAGAGAGCCAGACCAGTCAAACGTGGATGGGCGACGATCCAACCGATCGCCGCGTGGAACCGTTGCCAGAGAGTCACAGGGCTTCCTCCTACGCGCCCGATTGGTGACGCGCCTGCTGCAACCGTTCGTATTCCACCACGGCGGTGTCGACGGTGTGCGAGGCAGGTCCGTCCTTCTGGGCGAGCGCGTCGAGCGGCGAGGGATCCGCATGGTACGTCGGATAGGGCTGTTGGATCGCCGACAGCTTCTTCCGTTCCTCGACCATCCGATCCTCGACGAGTTTATTGATGCGCGTGTTCTCCGCCTCGGTCGCCTTGGCAGTCACACGCTCTCCGTGAACCGTGTTGTAGGCGTCCTGCAGACCATATACGCGTCCGGGTTGTCCCTTGACGGACTGACCCAGGTGCGGATCGGAGAGGAGGGCACTCATGTCGAGCACTTCGTTGAACATCTGCAAGTGGCGAGACGAGAGCGTGACGCCCAAGGCGAACGCGCCGGCAAAGGCCCGGTCGCGGTGTTCGAGTTCGTCTTGAAACGCTTTCATGTCCAGAGCAGGAGCGAGTGGGGGATCTCCCTCTTTCTTCGGTGGGGTCCCCTTCAGCTTGTCGTATTCCGGCTTGATCACCCGATACTCCTGGATCGCCTTCTGGTTGTTGTCCCACCAGTCTTGGTTCTGTGCCCTCAGATCGTCGAGTTCGTCTTCCTTCACCTTCAGTTCGTCGAACTTCCGATTGATCTCCGGCTGCGCGAGGGCCCCTGTCCCGAGGACTTCCAGGGCGCCTTCGTGCTCAGCCTTCCCGAAAATCGCCTCGGCCTGTGCTCGATCCGCTTCCGCGAGCCTCGCGAGCACTCCAGCCAAGAATGACTTTCCTGCATCGGACGCTTTGGACATACCCTGCTCCTTGACGAGTCCAGTCCCTCCCTAACGGGTCCAGGACCTCTCGTCTTAGATCGTTCCGGCCCCGGCAATGCCTCTGTCGATTCCGCCGCCAGGGTAGGCGGGACCGGCATTGGTGGGAGACGTCGCACCCGCGCCGCCTTCCATCAATTTCGCTAAGTACTGCTGCAACATGTCCTTCATCATCGTCAGCATGGACGCTTGATCGGGAGTGATCTGGGCGAAGCTGTCGAGCATGTCGCTGATTTTTTGGGCGGAGGCCGTGAGACCAGTCAGGACCTCCGGAGGTAAACGGTTTGATGGAATCTGGGGGGCTAAGCCCTGCATCGAGAACGGCGCTGAACCCTGCAAGCCCCCCATCGGCGTTGGCGACGGGGGCGGGGCGTCGAGCGCCGAGGATCCCGGCATCGGGAGTGCCATCTAGCGTTTTCCCTTTCCGAAACTTCGGCCCTTTTTCATGGAGAGTGCGGGAGCCTTCCTCACCATGGACGCGGGCTGCTGGAGACGAGGGGTGCGCGAGGGCATCGCGACGTCTTTCGAGACACGGTCCATGCCCTTCATCGCTTCCCTCCTAATTTTTTCGGTGCGGCCATCGACTTGTCCTTCACGACGGGTTTGGTCGGTTCGGCGCGAGTGACCTTCTTCCCTTCAGGAGGAAGCTGGATATCTCTCGTGCGCTTCCCTTTCATGACCTCCATGAAGGTCGGGTCGTCGAAGCGTGCGGGACGCACCTGATAGAGTGGGTTGTCCCGAAGCCAATCACGACCCATCTCAGCGCTTTCGACCAGACGACCGGGACCCGATCAAGCCTTTCTGCTTCAGCATGTCGATCCCGCCCCGAATAGACCCTAGGATCCCTGTTCGAGGATCGGTGGGGCCACGCGCGGACAGATGGATGTCCGTCTCCCGTTTTCCCGTGAAGCCCGCGGCCTTTTTCGCTTTCTCCAAGCCCGCGCGATCACCACCGAAGTAGGGGGGACGATCCGCCATGCTTAGCGACCTCGGGAGAATGATCGCTTCACGGCTTTGCCAGGGGCGGCGAGGCCCTTGTTGATCCCTCGCCCGGTCTGGCCGACAGCTTTTCCGACCATCTTCCCCGTTCCCGTGACGGCCTTGTGGACGTCCTTGAAGGGTCTGCCGAGTGCCTTGCCGAGTCCACCGAGGAATCCCATTAGCGCTTCTCGCCCTTCATGGATTTCTTGCCCATCGGATATTTCTTCTCGCCCTTGCTGTACATCTTCATCGCCTTCCTCCTCGCATTGACCGTTTCTTCCCAGGAACTTTCTCCCCCGCCTTACGTGCCTCCGACAACCCAATCGCGATGGCTTGCTTGCGAGAGCGGACGCGGGGGCCAGACTTCGATCCCGAATGGAGAGAGCCACGCTTGTACTCCCCCATGACCTTTTCGACTTTGCCCGCCATCAGCGTCGAGTCCCTTGGAGCATCTGGCGCTGCACCAGACTCATGACCTTCGTTTGTTTCCGGTGATGCTTCCGCGCCCCCGCCATCCGAGTACGATCTGACTGAATTTCAGCAGCGCGTGACAGTGTGCGATGATCGTCTTCACCCCGGAAATCGGGTTCCATCGCAATGGGAGAGGACCTCTTTTTATTCATCGGTACACGAAAAAAGCCCACACTCCCTGAAGGAGGTGGGCTCAGCGACGATGGATCTCGCGAGGGAGATCAGCGTCGATTGGAGCGATCGGGTACGAGTGTCGGGGAAATCGAGTCGGATGTCAAGCGGATCTGTGTGTGGGGGAACTCGACGAGGTAAGGTTTCCCATTCCGACATTGTAGGACAATCGTCCCAGTGAAGCGCCTGTCATACAGGGCTTCAAGAAGCTGGAAGAAGTCCTGTTCCTCTTCGCGGATCTGACCGAGCACGGCACCGATGCTCACAGGATGAACCCTGAGAAGACAAACCGAGCCGGGGGGACCGTATCGAGCAGGGTGAAAAGAACCTGAGTCCCCGACGAGAGGTGTAGGCACCAGGAGCACTCACGGAGATAGGTCCCGTCTCGCTCCATCCGCTGCCACTCTCCACGGAATTCCCAATAAATCATTTGCTCGACTCCGTCACGGTGGTGCGCGAGCCCCCATCCTTTTCTTCGATCTGGGGAGATTCCTGACCGGATGCCTTCCGGCCGGCAGGATTGACCGCCACGCCAATCCCAACCGTGTTCTGGGCCATCAACCGCTCGGTGACGGTCGTCGGGACACGGATCTCCATGATCTGTCCTGACTCAGGATCCATTGTGAAGGTTTGGCCCGTATTCGGATCGGTGTATTGAGGTGGCGCCATTGGGGGCTGCATCCCTTGCATCCCCCCACCTCCCTCTGGTCCCCCCATCATCGTCGACGCTTGTGCGGCTTGGAGGGCCTGCTGCATCATGCCCATCAGGATCTCAGGCCCTGGAGGTTTCAGGGGCGGGAGGGGAATCGCCGGAGGAGCCCCGACATTTGGTGTTTCGAGAGTCTCGTGCAGGGACCAAAAGTCATACGCGCCCATCCGATAGAGCTGGAGGCGCGTCATCTTGTTTTCCTGGGCGTTCATCGCGAGGACGGAGTTGGGCGCGACGACGAAGATAAATTGCTTGTGGAAGAATTGGGCACGCTGGTCGGCGGTGGTGTTGTTGGCGTCGAGTTCGGGAGTGTAGCCCTCCTCGCCAGGGAGCTTGGCAGGAACGAGCTTGCCTGGGTCATAGTCGAAGTCATCGAGCGTGACGCCGGCCGGCCCGAGAATCTGCACACGCTTCGTGGTCGAGAGGAATTGAAAGTAGTTGACCTTCACCATCTCGGCCATATCGCGCAAGAAGGCTTCAACCTGCCGTGCCTCAGACCGAATTTCAGGGGTCAAGGCTTCGTAATACTTCTGGATTGTGTCCGCGGACGGAAGCTGGCGGAGCTGCAGGAGCGCGGCTAGATTCGCAGTCCCAGACAGATCGGTAAATTTGGTCGTGAGCTTCTCCCAGAGGTCGATCGCCATCGAGAGGACTTGGGCGTTGGGACCATCCTGCTTCGCGTAGGGCTCACCATACCCCGGCTGCACCTTTATTCGCTTTCCTGGGCGCCGGGGATCCAGGAGACGCATCGTGGTCTCAGAGACCGCATTGCGGTTGTAGACGATATCGGGATCGACCCACTGACGGATTCCTAAGCGAATATCGTGCATGGTTTCATTGATCGCATCCTGGACGGGCAGGAGATCGTTGAAGAGGGGGATGCCTAAGAGCTGCCACGGGACTGACCAGAGCTTCAGCCGACAGATCGGGAAAAGCCCGTGCCAGGAGGGATTGGGACCGTCATAGACGATGGCATCATCGGTCGAGACGATCAGTCGTCCCCGAGGATAGAGGGGCTGGTTGGGCTGGACGACGTAGGCCCAATTGGTTCCTGGGGTACCCAACGCGATCGGTTTGTCTGTCAGGTTCCGAGTCCGATCCTTCAGATAGGTGCGGTAGAGGACGATCCGCCCTGGGCGCATAATTCGAGTGTGGGCGCCATGCTGAGACAAGCTATCCAGGGGATCCGCTGGAGTCAGGAGTCTGGCCGTGATCGATCGAAATCGCCCCATGACTCGCCCAAGGGAGGTGTCAGAGGCTGGCTTGAAGAGATAGGATCGAGTTGGGTACATCCCCTTCAAGACATTGACCGAATGCTCCTCACGGAGGATCACGCCTTCCCAGAACTGAGGCGATCGGGTGAGGGAGGGGCGGATTGGGAGCGTATCGCGAGGATCTCGCGCGGAGAATTGATTGGCACCTCCGAGGGGGACATGGGGGTCCCAATCGATGACGAGATCCCCTGTGCCGGCGGCAAGGGAGTACTTGATGACATCGCCCAGGTCGAGGTCGTACATCATCGTAACCCACTCGGCGACGGCATATTGGTTGAGGAGATCGGCCTGGACCTGATAGAGAGGGTTGGTGCGCCACCCAAATAGGGGTTTCAGGTCAGTCAAGGCGGACACGTGGGCCTGCATCGCCTTACGGGATTCATTGACGATGATTTGGGGGAGATACTTCAGTCGACGCTGTTCCAAGGAGAGCTGCTCGCCCACGACATAGGCTTGAGCACGACTGATGACCTCATAGGAAGGGTCAGATCGGTTGGTGAAATCACCTTCCTGAATGGATTCTTTCAGCCAGCCCAGAACACGAGGATCGCCGTGCTGCAGAGATTCTGCAGAAGTGGCAGGAAGGTCCAGTAATCCCGAGGTACTGAATTCGGCCATCTAGTCACCCACGGTCAACACACCGTCCGATGTCCGCAGGCAGTACAGCCCGAAGGCGAGGTGTGCACGCGAGCGTTGAGCGATCCCCCGAGCAAACCAGCGTGCCGCCTCCCAGAGGCGCCGAGACAACGAAGGCCGATAGTAATAGATCTGCCGGGTCATGCGTGGTGCTCGCTGGTGATCTCAGGGGTAAGAGGTTGAAAGCCTAGTTGAGCATGGCAGTGTGGACAGGCCCACGTCGCCCAGATCCACAAGCGCAAATTCTCCCCATTCGCGATCCGCGCACGCTCGTCTTCGGTGAAGGACCATTCAGTCAGGACGCGGCCATCGTTGTAGACGAGAGCGGGAAGTGTGAGGAATTCGTCCTGATGCTTGGCGATCTCGACGAAGCGAGGCTCGGGATCCTGCGCGAGGACGGAGAGTGTGTCGACAGGTTCCATTAGGTCTCCCCGAGTGCTGAGGCATTCGCATCACTGACACCAGGGCCATAGCTCTCATCAGGTGCCTCAGCCGATTTCTTGAGAGTCGATCCGAACTTTCGCTTGGCCGCAGGAGAGGGCTGCTCCCCACACACAGTTCCATGAGTATTGACATCCTTGTTGGAATCGTTCTGGGACCACTTGCGAAAGGTGATCTGCTGCCCTTCCTTGTTGCGGGCTAAGATCTCGGACTCGCGCTCGATGCGACGAAGTTTCTGGAGGCTATCGACGACGACTTCCTGATTGCGTCCATCGTAGGTGACGAAGGGTTCAAATCCGCCTCCAGTCGCGGCATCCATCGCGCCGACCTGGGGAATCCAGTCCATCAGGATCCAGGAGCCCACACAGAGACAGGCGTTACAGGGTGGGGCGGTGTGCTCGCCGCCTTCGGCGATGGTGCGGAATTGATCACGGAGCAGGGTGCCACAGACCGTACATTGATAATCGTGTAAAGCCACTACCGGCGCCCTCCACGTGCGTTCCTATGCATGAAATCACGCTGGCGTTTTGCTAGGGCTCGCTCGGCTTCCTTCTCCTTCGCACTGAGGAGACGAATATCCCCTCGATCCTTCTTGGGTGTGCCAAGAACTCGTTCCTTGAGCGCCGTCGCCCGCTCACCGACACGCGCGATCATCTGGGAGGGTTTGGTCAGGTGCTCGACCATTCCGCTCGTGATCTCGCCGAGGTCACGCTTGAGAGGCATGGCTAGGTGTGGTAGAAAATTTCGTCTCTGATCCGATCGATGATCCGTTGAAGCTCCTGCTCGACGGTATACCCTCGCTTGCTGGCTCGATGCTTGAGTTCGGCGAGCTGGCCTGGGGTGAACTCGATCCGCACCCCTCCGATCTCGATGTTCGCCAATATCTCGATGGCTTTGGAGAGTTCTTCAGGCGAGCGTGTGGAGCCGATCCCAGTAAAGGATTCGATCTTGCCACACAGCTCCCGTGGAACGAGGAGTCCGTCGAGGACGATTTCGTAGCGCTCGGCGAAGTGAGAAGGAATCACCACGTCAATCACCTGTTCGCCGGCTGAGACGATCCAATCGCCACGGTGGGCAGTGTGGAAGGATCCGTCAGGCAAGATGACAGGGCCTGCCGTGAGGACCTCATGGGCAGAGAGGGGACGTACCGACTTCCGCCTCACAGGACGTTTGGTCGGTTTAGGAATCGAAATCGATGGTGGATCGGGGGTCGAAGTAGAGAGCGCTGCCCCCTCGGGTATCGTCGCGGAACTCGTCATCGGCTTCGGCTCCTTCATCGGCTTCCTCCGCAGTGACGGCCGTATTCCGAAAATCTGGTCGCAGGCCGGGGGCGACCGTCGCGTGCTGCGCCTTCAGGGCTTCCCTCCGCCGTCGGCGCTCGGCGATCGGTTCCGCTTCGCCCCCGGCATGGCGATAGGCTACATAGTAACCGATCGCGCCCGCGAAGATCGCATCATCATGTTGTCCCCCCGCCGCGCGAGCATTTCCCAAGGTCGATCCGGGTTCGTCGGGGATGAGGAAATGTCGGAGTTCCCCTCGGGTAATCGGGGAATTCAGACGATAGTCGGGATAGCCGGAGATGGGATCCAATGTGGTTGTCGCTTCATAGAACTTGTCGAGCAGAATCGGTCTGGTGCGCTCGGTCGTGAGCCAGCCAATCTTGGTAGAAAATCGTCGTTCGGGGGAGGCGGAGTCCGCATACTCCCACACATAGAAATAGGTGTACCCCAGATGGAGCTGCAGGGTGTCTTGGACCGAGAGCCCGTGATTGTTGCATTCGATCGCGGCACAGGCTTCGACCCCGTCTTCATCACAATAGAATCTGCCGATCGCGTCACAGACGAAGGCGATCTGCGTGGGGGTGAGGACGTTGGAGCAGAACTGGGCGACCTCCTCGGCCGGCTCCTCAATCGTCGGAAGACGTGTAATACCGATGACCGAGTAGTCGCCCCCGAGGCCATCACCTATATCAGCGGAGAGGATGTAGCGACGACGCCCCCGTGTGCGGGGATATTCCCAGATCGCGAGGACCGACTCGCGGAGGTTGGGGAGATCCTTGAGTTCCTTGTTCCAGACACGACGGAAGCCATACCCAGGAGGGACCGGGAAGTCTTCACCCGTCTTGGCGGCTGGCAATCTTGGGGCAATCGGAGGCTTCGGGCGCGGATCGCGGAAGACAGGCGTGGGATCCTCTAATTCCTGCCGGCGGAGTTCCGCGATGTCCCGCGCGGGCTCGACCTTCCAGACATCGAGGAGGGGACGCGCCAATCGATCCAGGACTTCGAGCTGCTCTAAGGTCCAGACGGAGCGGCCAGAGTAGAGGAAGCAGCTTTCGGGATCTGAGGCAAATTCCTCGAAGAACTCCGCGAGGTTCCCTTTCTTCGCGAAGTAGGCCCTGGTTCGTTCATAGAAGTAGAGCTGATCTCGACTCAGGGTGACAGGTCTTCCGAGGTATTGGGGCCAGATCTCCCCAGCCTTCTTACCTTCGGCGAGGGTCGATTCGCTCGGGATCCAGTCCTCGGGAGCTGGGAGCGTATACTTTGTTGGCTCGGCCCCCCATGGGACGAATCCATTGGCATAGCGCCCGATGCCTTCAGCAGCCGTCAACCAGTGCTGATGCCACCAATTTCCGGCACCCTTGGCAGTTGATTCGAGGATGACCAAGGAATAAGGGGAGATCGGGATGGCCTGAAGCAGAGAGCCGTCAAGCTGCTGGGGATTGTCCCAGGTCGAGAGTTCGGAAATGTGGACGACGGAGTAGGTCTTGCCGCGGGCAATATGTCCCTTCTGGCGCCCGGTCACTTCCTGAAGTTCGCCACGAGTAGACTTGCCCCAGGCAGACTTGATCAGACTGCCATTCGAGAAGGAGAGTTCTCGCCCCTTGACTCGGGTGAGGCGTTGGGGCTGCAGGAACCACGGGAGCTGATCATAAATTCGCTCGACCATGTCGAAGAGATACTTCGCTTGATCCTCGACGTCTGCGCCACACATCGCCCTGGTATGTGTTCTCGTCAGGATCCGATGCGCGACCATCGATTCGGCGAGCGTGGAAATTCCCTCTTGACGAGCCTTGAGAACATTGAGGAAGAGTCCATCAGGGTAGGCGCCTCGCGCGTGTTCCAGCTCCAGTTGAGCCAACCGGTTCAGGATACACTTTTGTGACTCCCAGAGTGGGAAGAGTGGTCGGAGGCCGTGACCTTCCTGGTCTATCCAGACGAAGCGCTCGGCGAAATAGGGATAGTCGAAGGTGATCCTGAGTCGGGTGGCTGCGAGGAAGTGTTGCTCCTCCTCTGTCAGTCGCCTGTTGAGCGAGCCGTCTTCCATGTGGATCTGCATCAAGCGAGCGGTATAGTCGGCCGACTCGTCAATGCTATAGGCAGGGATGAAGCCTTCGGGGAAGGTCGCACGGATCCCCGGTTGGGCGAGGATCGCACGCTCATGCTCGGCGATCAACTCTTCATGGTACATAAGGAAGGGCTGGGGGAGCCCTGACGATCGTTAGGCTCGAACGTTCAATGCCGCTCTGACACCCTCTCGCAGCCGCTCCTCATTGATCAGATCGCGACCGACAACGAGTTCGATCACACTGGAGACGCCATCGGCCAACTCCACAATCGCGTCCTGCTGAGCCGTGCCGGTCAACGTCCGTAGGGACGTCGCCTTCTCGATGAGGGTGATCAGGATCGGGATCGACGCCGCGAGTCGTTGCCATCTACTCATACTTCCCTCCTTGAAACGAGTTTACCGCGCGAGATCGATGAAGGCACCATCTGCACTCTGTTGTACCACATGCCAGCCATTCTGAGCACGAGCAATGTAGCCGCGAGGGCGGACGGCGACTGCCTGTCCCTCATGATCCCCGAGGCGTTGGTAGACGCGGAGCGCGTGCGCGTCGTCTAAGACAAGCGCCGAGTCCCCCAAGCCTGATCGAGTCGGACGCCAGCGCTGAGCCTCAGGCTTGAACCAACTGCGAGCATCCCCGACCGCTCGCGCACACTGATCCTGCCAGCTTCCTGATGGGGGGACAAGGGCTCGAATCCCGTAGTCACTGTGGAAGCACCAACCGCAGCCCGCGATCTCGCCGACGAGGGCGCCTTGGGCGAACCGATCGGGGGCATTGTCCCGCTTCCCCTCGATCATTGCCTCCGCGCACCCGATCGGTTCCTCATGATAGACCGCGCCAGAGAGTCTCCACGCTTCCCACTGGTGCCGAACCCACTTGTATCCGTCCTCGTCGAGCGACCGATTCATGTGCAGGCTGATCAGATCGAGGGAGGGATCATAGGGAGGAATACTGTCGCCGTCGGAATCGGGCGGAGAGGCGCCTCGCGAGCGAAGAATCCCTTGGGCATCCTCTAGGCTCTGGAACGGATCCATCCCGTTCTTCCATGGCTCGTTGGGGGAGAGGAGAGCCGCATTCCCATAGAGGGAGGCAACAGTAGAGACGGCGGCGAAGTACTGACGCTGCTCGGCGATCGAGGGGAGTAAGACTTGCGCGTCTCCCGCAGTGAGTTCTACATAGAGGCGTTCTTCGGCCGCGAGCTGCAGGAACTGTGCGAGCCAGGAGAGTCCTTCAGCAGGTGTGAGGGCTGGCAGGCCCTCAGCTCTTGGGATGTAGTGGATGAAGAGGAAGACACGGAGACAGTTTGACCCAGCCACGTCCCGCGCGTAGCGCATGAAGGGACGGAGATCGCCTCCCAAGCTGAAGCGGAGGAGTCCAAGGAAGCAATCATGTGATCGGAGCGGAACAGGCTCGTTGGCTTCATTCATCAAGCACCGACCCTCGACCCGAAGCCGGGTCGGGATCGGCAGGCTAGGGTTTACCCCACCTCCGTGCTTGGCTTGCCATTCCTCGGACTGCTGAATCGCATGGACGACGAGTCCTCGGGCATCGGCTTCCGAGACCCCACGATCCCGCGCGTTCAGGTAGGTGTCGAAGAGCCACGCGGCGATCCCTTCCCAGTCAGGATGATCGCCGATCCACAACCCTTCGGGACGTTGAAGTCCCTCCTGGGCTTGGTAGAAGCTGTGGAGCCACTGCCCCACGCGTTGGAACTCGTCTCGGTCGATCCGCATAGGTCCCTCCTGGGGAGAGCGATCTGAGATGCCTTTGATCCAGACGCCATCGTGCCTGAAGATGGCCACCACTTGATATTGTTGGTCGTCCGGTTTCGTGAGATCGCCATCCCTGATACTGATCGTCAGCTCGCCGGCCCGACTGTCTGGGTTGTCGCGCGTGCGCTCGTCTTGTTTGCCGAAGATTCCGACCAGCCCGTCGATCTTCCGATCCACGCGCAGCCGGCCGAACGTGACGCCCCCCAGGTGTAATCCTAGAAGGGAGGCGAGAAAGAGTTGGGCTGGGTCCGCGACTGAGGAACAGACATGCAGTTCATTCCCCTCCGCCTCCATGAAGCCGTACGCCAGGGGCCACTCGAAGCGCACGGCCATTAGGATTCCTCGGTCGACAGATGCTTGTAGACCGCGTAGACGCTACATCCGATCGCGCAGACATGAAGGAGGGTCTCGGGGCGGTTGCGCCGTCGAAGGTTGTAGATGACACCCAAGGTATGAAGCGCCATCATCGCGCCGTGCACACACATCCCGAGGACGTGGATCTCGGGGAGCGGTCTCGTCTGCACGATGATCATTGGAGATTCGTCACAGGATTCGCTTTCAGCCCCTCAATCAAGCCTCTGAGTCGCTGCACCTCCCCGTGGGACTCCAGGAGCTGTTGAGTCTGCCCGTCGGTCGCGATGCTGACCCCTCGCACCCCAGCCGCAACCAAGGCAGCAATCGTCGGCCCTGTGATCGAGCTGATCGCCACGATGGCCGCGATATTGTTGGGTTGGGTCACGATGATTGCAGCCTCGGCCACGAGGGTGACGACACAGAGGACGACGGCGGAGTTGGTATACAGCCTTGCCATGCGTGCAGATTTCGGAAGCGCGAGGACGGCTGCGCGACGTTCCGGGGGATAGCCGAGGGGTTCGACCGGTGGAGTGACGACTCCGTTCTCCTTCTCTACCATCAGGACCTTCCTTGAAATTAGATGTCCTGCGAGTATGGCATGTTCTCTAGAGGAGCGCTATCAGACGTAGTCTCATTTTCAGGCTCAGCAGGGACAGAAATGGTTCGTCGGTTCCCATACAGGAGATCGGTGACCGCTTGCTGCATCTGTTCGAGCGAGCCGGGCGCGAGGGCACTGGGGTTGAGGGGTTGACTCCCGCCGAGGTTGAATTGTTGGAGGAGGGTTGGGGCATGCTTCGGGGGCTTGATGAGTTCCCCTAGCTCTAGCGCGAGTCGCTGTCTGTCGACTTCGGGAATGTGACGAATGATGCCCTTGCCGTTACAGACTTGACACTTCTGTGGGGAGGGATTCGGGTTCTTCTTGGTGGGCGCCGGCACCACTTGGGTTGTGCCATCGCAGGTCGGACAGGGTTCGTCATGGGGCGCGGCGCGTTTCATCACGTCTTCGACGATCTCCGGGAGCTTCGCGGTGATCTGTTGGCTCGCCAAGAGATGCGCCTTGAAGAAGAGGCCGTTCCTGAACGCTCTCAGGATATCGGTGAGGGAGATGGCTACCTGGGTGGCGAGGTAGCCGAGCGAATACTTGTCAAAGGTGGGGTCGAGAAGCATCTCGACCAGATCCTTGATTTCAGGAGTGGCATCAATCGAGAGGGACTTGATGAGTTCGGCTCGTCCTCCCAAGGCGGTCTCGAAGGCGTTGATGGGTTCGGCGGCGAGATCGAGAGCCTGCACGCCTTCATTGGTTACGAGGGCTGCGGGATTCAGGAGGGCGGGCGACTGGCGCTTCCTCATCTGCGACACCCGAGCCAGATCACGAAGAGTATCCAGACCACCGACGCGAGCAGGGCCACAAGATCCTGCTTCCCGATCATAGGCCCGCTTCCTTCTCCTTCATGCGCTCATGGAGATCGGTCGTCGCCTCATCGGCCAAGTATCTCAGGACCTCGTCTTCGGTGGGTGCGATCCCCTGTTCCTCGGTGTAGCGCCCAATATAGTCCAAGACTTGGGCGGCTTCGACCTGATTCAGGAAGTCGATGGACGTGTGGTGCTGGAGATCCTCAGTGGGGGGCGGGATGGGCGCGAAATGATCGGCAAGGCGCGCGAGCAAGACATTCTGGGCTGTGAGAGCCTCCCCAATTCTATCGAGCTGGCGCGAGACTCGACGGAACAGGAGTCCGAGCTGTAAGGTACGGAAGGGTCTGAAGGCCATCCTTATCTCTCTCGGGGATCTTCTCGGCCATGCTACCACACCTGGGGCAGCGGGTACGGGGTGCTGCACGGCATGGGACGCACTTCGGTGTAAATCTCAGCTTGCATCCCGTACACTGAAACATCCTAGAGATCCTTGGGATCCCGCACACCCAGGTACTGATGCCGCTTCATCCGTTCCCACAACGTCTCCCGATGCCAATGAGGCGGAGGGATGAACGAATTCGGCGGAAGTTTCACCCGTGTCCCTCCCACGATCAGGATCGGGTCCATGGGCCGATTCGTGTACCCAGGGGGATTCCACTGATTGTAGTGCTTCGCCATGCCCGAGGGTAGCGTATCTCCCCAGAAAAGTCTGTCAGCGTGCCTCTCTCATCCGTCCTCTGACACACGCTTCTTCGAGTATGTCGGTCGTGGGCGATAGGGCTGTCCAATGATGGTCCGTCGTTTCGCCCAGCGCGCATCATCCCATGCTTTGAGAGAATCCACACGAACAAGTCGTCGAGTCTCCACGAGGACGGTTTCCAGTTTCCCTCGCTGAATCCAATATTGGATCGTCCGCCGGCAGACTCCGACCGATCGGGCTGCCTCGTCGAGCGTGAGCGTCAGCCTCTGATCAGCTTCCCCAGACAATGGTGTCAATTTCGGTCACGAGCGTGATGGCTTCATGGGTATCCACCCCATGCCGCAGCACGGCATCCTTAATCGCGGCGAGTTTCTCCGCTCGCCCCGCGATTTTCTCCTTATCCTTCCCGGTGGGGTGATCCTTCTGATCGCGTGTGGCCATTGATCCGCCTCCTCCTACAAGGAGTGTAGATCAGTCCGCTGGCCGGTGTCACGCCCCTAGCTTCCCCAGACCACATTGTCCGATTCCGCGTCACTCCCCCACACGATGTTGTCCCCCAACATTTCTAGGATCCAATAGAGCCAACTCATCTTCCCCTCCTTAGGACCGATTCGGGTCCTCTGTTCGGCCCGGAGGGGTTGCAAAAGGTGGACGAGACTGACTCCACCAGCTTGTCAGACCCTTGTCAGACTTTCACACAAAAATTTTGGTGCCAAAAAATATTGCCAAAAAATATTGCTGAACCTGGTACTGCCGCCAGGGACCCAGCCGGCCGGCACCCTTCGGACAATGCCCCGGCATAAGGTGTGCCAACAAGACAGGCAAGACCCGTGCCACCTACCTTCGCTAGCCTAGTAGGCACAGGACAGGCGAAAGCCTACGAGATCATTAGCCATACTGACCAGTGTCTGATAATGGGCGTTATGTAAACCCACTACTAGCCTTTAGAATCAGTAGGTTACGCTATTTGGCTTGATTATGTTACCTGAAAGCGAGAATGAGGCGATCACTGGCGTGTACTCGGGTATCAACCCTCGTAATCGACTAAAAGTGTTACCAATGGTAACAGGTGTTACGAAAGGTAACACACGCTGGAGGTCTACAAGACTGTGTCTCAGGAGACTTTCTCATACTCTCTAGTAGCTAATGAAATACCACTTGACACCGATATATCGCCTGGAGTAACCTTTGAGACTGGACGAAGGACTGATCGGTAGAGACAGAGGTAAACGGCAGACGAAGCGAGCGAACCATTCCGGTTCCTACTGGCTCCTGCCACAAGGGGGGACAGACCAATGGCAAAGCGGAATACGGCACTGAGACTCGGGTTACTGGTGACAGCCAAGCGAGAGGCAGACTACTTTCACGTCAGAGCGTCGATTGTCTCGATTGGACTGACGCCAAGCGAGATCCATAGGATCGATCATCCTTACTCAGGAGACGAAGCGTACAAGCCTGACGGCTCATTCAACAAGATCCGCAACATCGACGAGGCGAATGGTTGGCACTTCAACGATTTGACGGTGAACTCGCAAGGGGAGCATCGGGATTACTACGGCTCAACCGAGAACCGCCGGCTGTATGGCTGGGAAGTCCGGTACCAGGATGCAGGATCGGTGGATCTGTCCCGTGCGAAGTCCATGGCCGATACCCTGTCGAAGCTGGAGCGGAAACAAACGAAGCTATCAGACCAGTATGGATACCCGGCAACCTTCGGTGCCTACCTCGCGCGGGTTGCTGACGCATTGGGGATTCAGTCATTCGTGTTCGCACAGGATGACAGCCAAGGGCTGGGCTGGTCCTACGATGATGCGGACTGGACGATCGTCGACGTCAAGCAAGGGATCTACAAGGTAGATGCGATCGTGGACACGTGGATCAAGGAAGGGAAACCGTCAGTAGAACACGTCGAGGCGTAACGGACAGCCAAGGATAGCGAGCAACAATCCCGTTGCTCCGGCCTATCCCCTGTCAACCAGAGGAGACACAACCATGACACAGAACATGAATCAGGCAGCCAACCAGTACGCGAACCGGCCCAAGGATGAAAGGTTCGACTCGATCGACGCCTTCATTGCCCATGCGAAGGAACAGCAGGACCTATCGGAGGAGCGATCCTACAACCTGAAAGATCTCCACGTAATCGTAGGGAATACCCTGAACACACCTACGTTCCAACCGACACCTGAACAGGCGACAGTCAAGCTACAATCGCCGAAGGGAACGGCTGACTTTACACACTGGTCCTTCGGGCAGCTGTGCCGAAGCCTTGGCGCGCCCGCTGGCTACCTGAGAACCCTTGATCCCAAGATCGCGGCCGATGCACTCAACTATGGGCTGGCGACGTCGACACTAGGGACCGCTGCCAACCTATTGGTCAAGGCTCCCAATGGCAACCCCTTCCCTGTGGTTCGTGCATGCACGTCAGAGACCTACGGCAGGCTGTACGACTATCCCTTGTACTCGGTGCTCAAGTCACAGGTGCTCGACAGAGGCAATTTCACGCTTCCCCCGGTGTGGGGCGGGGGAGTCGCAGGGGCGTACTCCGGGGACAGAGACTCATTCCTGATCGCGACGAATGGCGGATCGATCGTCACAGACCCTACGCTGCACTCCGGTGGAGACTCAGGGGCGATGTATCGGGGATTGCTGATCAGGAACTCCGAGGTAGGAGCCTGCTCCGTCACGATCGATTGCATCCTGTACAGGTACATCTGTGGGAATCATATCCTGTGGGGGGCGGTGTACGATCAACGGTTCCGACGTCGTCATGTTGGCAAGAACGTCCTGCGGGACACGATCCGGGAGATCTCGCAGATTGCAGTCCGTTGGACGCAAGCGGGAACAGAGCGGGATACCGCTATCATCCGGGGACTGATCGATCATGAAATTGCTCACACGAAGGAAGCCGTGATTGACGAACTCCGGGCGATCGACAAGACATTGACGAAGGAACAGGCGACAGCCGCGTATGAACTGTGTGAACGGACAGAAGCCGTCTCCCCGCGATCGTTTTGGGGCGCAGCACAAGGGCTGACTCGGTTGTCACAAGAGAGTCAGTACCAGAACGAACGGTTTGAACTGGATAGGGTTGCAGCTTTGATTCTCTCTCGTGGGGCAAAGCTGGTCGCAGCGTAGTAGTCCTATCCCGTACTACTCCCCTAGAGCCGATAGACGGTTCTAGGGGATCGTAGGGGGTACGACACAACCATAAGGAGGGACGAATGGCTGCAGGGATTCTTCCGAAGCCGGGGACGAAAGCGGGACCATGTACGAGGAAGTGTCAACACATCGATTGTGCGGACACTCGCGGGAGAGCACAGAGCACCTGTCTCTACTGTCGAAAGCCTGTTGGGTACGGGGTACGGATCTATCGGCATGGGGATTACACAGTACACGCGATCTGTCACGAGCGAGCGGCGGAAGTCAACGCGATGTTGTTCTAGGGGGGATACCTCGGTAAGGGGCAGCTGACGATCGTGCAATCTAGGGCATCCTAGACAGGCGAATTCAGGGGATAAGGGGAGCAACCATGAATGGAGCGATTCAGGAACTATTGGAGCAGCTACCGACGATCGATCCGCAAGGGGAGGGGGAACCGACGGCCTACTATGGTCTCAGGCTCTTGACGTTTATCCTGCAGACAGGAATAACCGCTACCTTGTCTGACGATGATCTCAAGCTGGCGGACCATGCAGCCTTAACCGGGGTCCGGGGGAAGGATATCCTGCCGTTGGCTGTCGACAAGATTTCAGCCGTCAGACACACCATTGTACTAGTCCTGAAGTTCAGGGCGCACCTAGACCAGCTGGAGGCAGAGCCAATCGTGTCAACGGCTGGTCCAAGGCCGAGTACAGAACCGACAAGTACAGTACCAAGAGAACCGTTACCGATCGTCAATCCGCCATCTGGCGCCAAAGTGTCGATCGCATTCTGAAGGAGGTATGAACATGGCACCAGCCATCATGAGAACGGTAGAGGTACGAGCATGGCTGCGATCGCTTGGACTGGTCAGAGTACGGCTGCCCAAAGCTGGGGAAGGTCTTGTACGTGGATCAACCGGGGGGTGGAACGTGGAGGATTCAACAGGGCTTTGATCCTGGGATGTACCTGATTCGTCCGTACCTGGGGAAATCAACGTAAGTTAAAGGGACGGGAGTACCCGCATACGAGGGAAAAGGGGGGACATATGTTGATCAAGGGAACAGATCTGACGAAGCGTCAATGTGAGCAGGTTCTAGCGGCATTCATATACCGACCCACGGTCGAGAATGCTCAACGGCGGAAAGTGGACTGCTGCAATTGTGCGAACATTGGGCACTGGCCCTACGTGACCGGGCAGGCACTTCCCGATGGACCACATGTATGGACTCAGGCACAGTGGCATCAGTACCATACGACACACGGGGTGGAAGACACGACCGATCAGGAATGGCTCGGGGACCATGCGTTCCATTTCATTTCGGATGGCTCAAGGCTGGATGCGCGACAGCAACACGCAGAACCTTACTATCTAGCAAACTACTAGGGGAGACCAGTACACGCGCGAAGGGGAAAAAGGGGGGACCTGATGGCCTATCAGAACTCGACCAAACGGAAGATCGATGTTGTCATGAACAACAGGGGGACAATCTGGACCTTCACGCCGGTCTCAGACCGGGCGCGACGGTGGATCAAGCTACATGTCCAAGGGGCGTGGGAGGATACGGCACAGGCTGAGCATCGATCCGGGACAGCGATCGCAGAGGGGATGCTCAGTGCGGGGCTGGTCCTACAGGATGGAGCGACGGGGAGAGTTGCGCGCGCGCGGAAGGGGGATGCATGACAGACACCACACTGGACGGGCGAGGGCGACAGCTGTGCTGTAAACTTCTCTGTCCATTTCGATCGATCGCCGGCTTACGTCGGGGGCAAGGACTCTGTCCATTTCACTGGACATGTTGGAAGTGGGGATTGGCTTGGGCACGGAAGTGCCATCCGACCTATACACAGGAACGGCTCGCGAGGAGACGGAATCATGCCTGAAATGGAACCTACACCTTTGTTCGAACACAGGGAGTGCTCCTGGAATGCGACAAGCGAGAAGCTAGCCTGCCGCGAACCCGCAGTACAGATCCTTGGGCAGTACTGCTTTTGTGAGAAGCACTCGATCAAGGATGAGGCTGGCCGCTATGTGGCGCCAACCCAAACACAACCCGAGGATCGACCTTGGGATCCACGAGACCAGAATGGAGGGCACACGGTGACGATCATCCTCAAGACAGAGAATGGAACGTTCACCTGGAGAGACCTGTCGCAAGCACAGGTGAACAAAATCATCACGGTACACTCTAACACTGCGACAGTTCCCCGACTCCAGTTTCAGGTGACCCATGACTGATCCAACCTTCGAGCTGACAATCAAGTTGACGATCACGGCCCAGACGCTGGGGGAGGCGGTGACGGAGGTTGAGAACCGGCTCAAGTACTCAGAGAAGACAGGGGAGCCGCGGGTACGCCTGGAGGAAGTCTCGGGGAGACTGGTACCCGCGCGCGCGGGGGGGAAGATCACGAGGACAGGACTAACAGGCTGAAGGGAGAAACGCCAATGACCACCACGAGATCACGGTTGCGTGCCTTTCACGGAGATGCAGAACTGAAACGGCGGCTCCTTGCTGAGATCCTAAACCACGAGCAGCAGGATCAGATTATCAAAGGGACCTATGGACAACAGAATGGAATCTGGCGCGGGTGTGCGATCGGCTGCGCGTTACACTCATTGAACTACGTGATAAGTCAGCCAACGGAGCCAACAGACAAGCATGAGAGGTTCCCACAGGAGTTGGGGATCCCGATCGAACTCGCCTACACGATCGATCATTTTTTCGGGAATCTCCCAGACGACACGAGCTGTACATGGCCCCGGCGCGTTATTGACGCAATTCCCGTCGACGCGGACCTATCAGGAGTGCTACCAGCGCTGATCCAGTGGTCGATTCTCGACCCGACCTGCGGATGGTTGAACTATGCGAAGACACCGACGCAGCGGGATATTGTCCAGCGATTCGCGAGTCTCGTTGCGCAGGACTGGGCGGGCGAGTGTGTATCTGAGGAGCGTTGGAACGCGATTGATGACGACTTGCTAAATCACATTCCTGAGTGGGCGGGGGCGTGGGCGAGGGCGGGGGCGAGGG